CGGGGTTGAAGTCCGCACTGACCTCTGAGCGGGAGAGCCGCAAGGAGTTCGAGACGCAGGTGCGCGACTTGGCTACCAAGGCAGAGAAGGGGTCTGAGGCACAAGCTGAGCTGGTGGAGGTCGCGGACCAGGCCGCCGAGGCCGACCGCAAAGCAGATTTCTTCGAGGCAGCACACGCGGCTGGTGTCAGTAACATCCGCCTGGCATATATCGCGGCTACAAAGGATGAGATGTTTGACAAGCGCGGCAATGCCAATTTCGAGAAGATGAGAGAGCAGTACCCGGAGCTGTTCGGCGGGACGCCGGCGGCACCGGCAGGCAACGCAGGAGCAGGAACGCAAAAACCACCTGGCTCCGCCTCGACAATGAACGATGCAATCAGGGCGATGGCCGGGAGATAGCGAGGACAAACCAATGCCTTACAATTCTGTAACTTCGAGGACGGACGCAGCGGCCCTCATCCCAGAGGATGCGAGTCGCGATATTCTGCAGGATGTGGTTGATAACGGGTGGCTGTTTCAGTCCGCGCGCAGGCTGCAGAATATGCCGAGTGCGCAGCGCAGAATGCCCGTGCTGAGTCTATTCCCCATCGCCTATTTCGTTGACGGTGACACGGGGCTGAAACAGACCACGGAGATCACGTGGGATAACAAATATATCGATGCCGAAGAGGTTGCTGTGATTGTACCGATTTCGCAGGCTGTCCTCGACGATGCCGACTATGACATCTGGGGCGAGGCCAAGCCGTTGATCGCGAACGCGTTCAACAAGGTCATCACGCAGGCCGTTCTCTACGGGACGGGTATCCCGGCGAGCTGGACAACCAACCTGGGCGCGGCGGGTATCGTAGCATTCGCAACTGCTGCCCCCGCCGTCGCCAGCGCCGCGACGTTCACCGACATTTACGAGGCCATACTGGGCGAGAGCGCTGTTGGCTCCGCCGATGGCCTGATTTCGATGCTTGAGGCCGACGGCTTCCTGCCGAATGCCCATGTCGCACACACCTCTGTGCGAACGCGGCTGCGCAACTGTCGCGGCACTGATGGCAACCCGATCTTCACCCGGACGCCGCAGGACGTGACGAGTTACGGTCTCGACGGTGAACCGTGCTACTTCCCGCGCGACGGCTCCATCGACAGTTCCGAGGCGCTCATCATCGCCGGCGACTGGACGCAGTTGGTGTATTCGATGCGCCAGGAGATGACGTACACCATCAGCAGCGAGGCGACAATCCATGACGCTGTCGGCAACCCTATCTGGAACCTGTTCCAGAAGGACATGGTCGCGCTCCGCTGCGTCATGCGGCTCGGCTTTTCGTTGCCGAACCCGATCAACTATATGGAGGAGACTGAGGCCGACAGGTCGCCGTTCGCAATCCTGACTGCGTAGGCGCAAGCTCAACACTACACGAAAGGGGGTCCCGAAATGGGACTTTTTCCGAAGGCAACATATCCGTATGACCTCGGATTGCCGGTTGGTCCGAATAGTAATTGCTACTTCGTCGATCCGACGAATGGCGATGACGACTACAAGGGGACGTGCCCCGAGAAGGCGATGAAAACTGTGGCGGCCGCCGAGGCCCGCTGCACCGCAAACCAGAACGACGCGGTCGTGCTTATCGGTATCAGTGCGGCCAATCCGATCACTGAGACGCTGGTGTGGGATAAAAACTTCACACACCTGGTCGGGCTGAGTGCGAACCTGCCCGGCGTCGGCCAGCGGTGCCGCCTGACTGCTGGTGCAACTGATGATCTCGTGGAGATCATGACCATATCCGGAACCGGTTGCATATTCCGCAACCTGCAACTCGCCAACGGTGCAGACGCGGCAGTTGACAGCGGAGCCGCCACGGTGACGGCCAATCGTTGCGAATTCAAGAACGTGTTTTTTCACGGAATTGGCAACGCGGCTATCGTCGGCATTCGCGCCGGCGCATACTCGTTGACGCTGACGGGTGCCCACGAGAACCTGTTCGAGGACTGCACCATCGGCGCTGACACCATTGTGAGGGCTGCGGCTAACGCGGAGTTGGTTATGAGTGCCGGCTCCAGCAAAAATACGTTCAACCGCTGCAACTTCATGTCGGCTGCCAGCACCGCCGGCAAGTTCATGGTGAGTATGGACATCCCGATCAGCGGGTGTGGACTCAACAGCTTCAAGGAATGCCTGTTCTACAACAACAGCACCAACTGGGCAACCGAGGTCGCTAATGCGTTCAGTATCACCGGCGCTGGCGGCACGTACTACATCGACCTGTACCGCTGTCGGCTGGTCGGCGTCACCGCCTGGAGCACCGTCGTAACGCACATGTATTCCGGCGATCCGATTCCCGACGCGGGCTTCGGCGTTGCTGTACAGCCGACTTCGTAGCTCTGGCTGAATACAACAATCGAGAGGAGCAAAGATCATGGCCGAAGGCAAAGGCTGTTATAGGACCGCGCTGGTGGCCGGGACCACGACCACCGGCGGAGATGTGTTGTCGCTGTTGAACCCGGAGGGCGTTGATCTGCTGGTCACGAGGTTGATCCTCAATGTCACCACGGACGCAACCGGGGCTGCAGACCTGTGCGCGGGCGTGGCGGCAGATGGCACCACCAGCAGCGATAACCTGCTTGACACGGTGGCGTGTGCTGCTGGCACATTCGACAATGCCGACGCCGACAATCAGGGCACCAACGGCAAGGGCGTCCAGGCGTGGGACTCCGACGAGTATATCACGATCACGCCCAGCGCGACCTGTGCCGGTCTGGTCGGGTTCGCATACGTTGAGTACATCCGCGTGTAGAGAGAGTAGGAGTGTGTGATGGCAATCACCATTGACGCGACGGTGGCCGGCGAGGATACCAATAGCTACGTGACGGCGGCAGTAGCGAATGCGTACTATGCCAACACTCTCCGGGAGCCGACGTGGGATGGATACTCCGACGACGACAGAGCGCGTGCGCTGATCCAAGCGACGCAGCAGATCGAGGGCCTGCGGCTGATAGGGACGGTATCCGATACGCTGCAGGCCTTGCATTTCCCCAGGACTATTGATCTCGACGAGGACGGCGCCGGCTACATTATCCCTGACGCCATCGAGGACGCGACCTGTGAGCAAGCACTGTGGCTGCTCAAGCAGCAGGAGAACCCGGAGCTACTCGACCGGCGCGAATTGCAGCAGCAGGGCGTACAGAGTATCTCGGCGGATGGGCTGACTGAGAGCTACGGCGGGAGCAGGATGCCAGGCTTCGGCGCAGAGGCTACGCACCTGCTGCAGCGGTACCTGTTCCGGACTATCACTGTTTCGCCGAGAGACTGAGGGCTGCCATGCCTGTGAAATTCAAGGGGATGCCCAATCTGACCAAGGCGCTGCAGGAGTGCCGGAAGATCGCCACCGGCAGGACGCTACTCGCGCAGCTTGGCACCGAGGTGGGCAAGATGGCCGCAGATATTCAGCGCAGGGCACAGGAAATGGCGCCGGTGAAGGAAGGCACGTTGCGCGGCGAAGCGCGAAGCGGTGTGCAATTCCGGCAGGCGTCACTCGGCCTGCAGGTGTGGTTTGGCGGCCTCGCCAGCAGCTACGCCGAGGAGCAACACGAGAACACACACTTCCGGCACCCCAAGGGCGGCAAGCATCATTTCCTGTATGGGAAATCATACAGCGCATGGAGCCCGAAGACGCAGGCGGCGCTATTGCGAGTGCTGGACAAGCAGGCTGAGCGGATCGCGCGGGAGCACATAGGCAGTGCGGCGAGAGGCTGACAATGGGTGCGATGGGGCAGGAACTGGTGACATTCTACGGGCCACGGACGCTGGGCAGCTCGCGTGATCCGGAGCGCGACACCACCGCGGCGCTACAGGTGCGGACATGGCTGAAACAGATCAGCTCGCAGGATGCGAAGAGCGTACTGGGGATACTGACACACACGGCGTACGTCTGCCGGTTTGAGCTTCCAGCGGGCGAGACAACGGACCTGGCGGCGGGCTGGACGATGCTGGATACCTCGGGGCATGAGTACGCCGTACGCGGCGTGAGACGCACCAGGCAGATGTATACGGTCACGATGGAGAGAGCATAGATGACGCAGGCGATGGCGAAGAAGCTGTTTGCGAAATGGACGAAGATCATCGGCTTCGACGGTTGGCGAATAAATTTCTACACAGTGCGCGCGGAATATATCGACGACACGGATGAGGCAATCGGCCACATGGCTGAATATCGGCCATATCCCCGCGCCACGGTGCGCATAGCACTGGGGCAGCCGGATGATGTAGTGGAGTACGCCATCGTCCACGAACTGCTGCACGTGAAGCTCATCCCGCTCAATCAGGAGCACGCCAACGTGCGAGAACTGTTGGGAGCCGAGGCCCGGCAGTTAGCAGGTAGCTCGTACCACGCGACGCAGGAGATGCTAGTGGAAACATGGGGACAATCGCTGCTGGAGGCGTTTGGCTATGGCGTGTGATTTCGTACATACCGAGGAGCTGGTGGATGCGGTGATCGCGGTGCTGACTGGTGCCGACGGGGCACTGCACACCGGGGGCCTGCCGGCGAGCTGGTTTGAGGAAGGCACCGGGCACGAGCCGGACCTGATACTGCTGGAGCACGGCGACCTGGCAGATGTGGTGAGCGTGCAGGCGCTGCTGGAGCTGAGCCCCAGCATCCTAGTACGGGGCCTCGGGCCGGAACCGACAGGAGGCGGCGGTGCCGGCGGCGTGCAGGAGACGGAGGAGCTGATCCGGGTGGTGCATTTCCGCGCGCAGGATGACTGCTACGATGCGGCCGGTGCGGCGACCACGGACTATACGCGCGCGCGTGCCAGGTACGCAAAGGTGATTTCGGCGGCACTGTTTCACGACCGCCACCGCCGCCTAGCAACGATCGCCGCCGATGAGACGCGCACAGATGTGGAGCTGACATGCGCAGACGGTGCCGGGGCGCAGATCGTAGATGCAACGTGGGCGGGCTGGGACCTGGGCTGGGATATCGGCAACCCGCGCAGCACCGATGATGTCGCGCAACTGCGGCAATTAGGCATGAGGGCATGGACGATAGCGTGCGATATACGAGTGCGAATACGGAGTGGAGGTCAGGCATGAGCGATCTAACACCAGGAACAAAGGTCAAGACAGCAGGGCAGTACGTGCAGGTATCTGCCAGCGGGGAGATCATGGACGATGGTGCGGAGGTGACGCTGGCCGGAGGAGATACTGCGCCGCCGTCAGATGGGCCGGGGAATACCTGGCGGCTGGTGGATGCGAGTAAGACGAAGGCGCAGGCGGTCGTCTCGCCACCTAAGCCCGAGCCGGTGGGCGCAAGCCCCGCTTGCACTGCGCCAGCGGGGCCGTATGTATCGGACGTGGGGAAGGCGCGGAAGGCGCAGGCGAAGGTCGCAGCGGCCAGGGAAGCCGAGGCGGGCAGCAATGACAGCGGATAGACGGCCAGCTATTGATGAACTGCATTGACAGGCAAGGATGCCTGTCCTCCAAACGACGATCAGAGGGGTGAGGTAAATGCCAAACGTATTTACAGGCAATGTGCAGGGGCTGAGTGCGATTGCGACGGGGACGCCGGCAGCGTTCTGCCGGGAAGTGACTGGCGGGACATTCAGCATCGACCGGCACAACATCGCGAAGCCGGGGATCGGCGGGCAGCGGCACAAACGCGGCGGGACCGTCGAGGCGACACTCGACTGGACCTGCCTCGGGCCGGCAAAGGAAGATACGGCGCTGTGGTTCCCGACGACCAACGGCGTGCAGGTGGCGGCATTCCCTGATTTCCTGGTCGAGACCGACGACGGCGCAAACGGGCAGGAATGGGTGGTATCAGCGGGGCAGCCGGGCACAGTGAGCATCGCCCTGGGCGACGGCGAGGACGCGGAAGTGGAGTACACATTCAGCGCGAAATTCGCGCTGGTGACGCCGGCCGCAGCGGGCACTGCGGTGCCGGTATACAACTCGGTGAAGGGGCACACACACAACGACATCGGAGTGACCGTAGTAGCAGCGACGGATGAGGGCGTGTTGAGCTTCGCGCTGAGTAACGACCTGGGGCTGGATATATTCAACCCGGCGACGACAAAATCGCCCGACACGAAAGCGTTCCCGGACGGGTATGTCTATAGCCAGCAGGCGGTCAAGCTGGACCTGGTGACGAGCCAGCCGCTGTGCTCAACGATACTCGACGACCTGCTGACCGATGTGGAGATCGCAATCGCGATGGCCAACGGGACAGCCGGCGAGAACATCACGATCACCGGGGCGACGATGTCACCGGACACCTGGTCAATGCCGGTATCGGTTGGTGGCAAGGTGGGGTTCGCGACGAGCTACAGCCCTGGCGACGGGACGCAGTACGGGCAGATCTTGTTTACGTAATGTGACGGGCGTCATGTGCAGGACACAGAAATGAGCTGCGGCCGGGCGAGAGAAAAAATGCGGCGCCACGCCCGAGGTAAACAAAGGGGCGTTTTTGCGGTGATGATGTGGCACGAACGTGAACGAAATACGGCATTTCATGGAGATGGATCATGCAGGAGTTTGTGACGTCACTCGGAGACACTCATATCAAGTGGCAGGTCGAGCTTCCCTGGCAAAGTCGGAAAAGGTTATGGGAGATCGGCGCAGTTGACGGCGGCGGTGTCGTGGACACAACACAGGTAGTCGCCATGCTATTTCCTGAGTGTCTCAAGGGTTGGAGCCTGGCGGAAGCACTGACCGAGGAAGCATTCTGGAACCTGGCGTTTACGCACAAGTACCAGTTGGCAGTTATGGTCGGTCTATTCCTGATGTCGAGCGTCAACCAAAGCAGAGAGTTGGATGCCGACGGGAACCTGGTGCCTCTGGAGGCTGAGCCCGAAATCCCTTTAGCGTCCTCGAGCGAGCCTGCCGAGACAGCTACGACCTCCACGCCCGGCCAGTAACGCGGGCCGGGAACTGGACGGCGCGCTATGATGATGCGCTGAAAGCGTTTGTGAAACGAGCAGGGGCGCGGGCAGTGCCGGAGAGCTTGATGGACTGCTGGTTATGCGAGCTGCTCGGAGTGAGACCGGCAGAGTTGCGAGAGATGAGTTGCACGGATGTATGGACGCACTGGGGCTGGCATGTAGGCCGCCAGATCGCGGGGAGTGCCGGAGAGCAGCATGGCTAAAGTCCAGTTGGACATCCAAATCGACTCTCAGGGCAACGTCAGCGGCGTAAGGCTGATGGAGGGCTCGCTGGATAAGATGACCGGTGCGGGCAGGGCAGCCGAGGCGCAACTGCTGCAGGTGCGGGCAGCGGCGGATCGGGTGTCTACCGGGATGATAGTCGCCGGCGGGGCGATCCTGGCAATGGCAGGCATGGCCCTCAAAGCCTCCTCGGATTTCAACAAGAGCATGGCTGAGGTCAGTACGCTTGTGGACACGGCTGTCGTGGACATGGGGGTACTGAAGGATGGCATCAATGACCTGGCAACCTCGACGGGCGCAGACGCGGGGCGGTTGACCACAGCGCTGTACCAGGCGATCAGTGCCGGCATGAGTGCTGCTGATGCGATGAAGTTCCTGGACACTGCAGCGCGAATGGCAATCGGCGGCGTGACTGATGAGGCGACGGCAGTTGGCGGGCTGACGACGGTGCTCAATGCCTGGGGTATGGAAGCTGATCAGGCCGGTGATGTCGCGGACTCTATGTTTGTGGCAATGCAGAAAGGCACGCTCACAATTGGGGAGCTTGCCGATTCGTACAAATACATCGGCTCGACGGCATCTAAATCCGGGATGGACATAGATGAGTTGAATGCAGCCCTGGCGGCGATCACCACGCAGGGAATGCCGGTTACTATGGCAGCCCGGTCACTCAACCAGGCGCTGCTCTCCATTATGACGCCGACGAAGGAACAGACGAAACTTGCCAACGAACTTGGCATAGAGTTGAGCGAACAGGCATTGAAAACCAAGGGCCTGAAGGGCGTCATTGACGAGATGTCGGCGGCAACCGGCGGCAGCGTCGAGAAGATGGTGCTGCTGTTGGGGTCGAGTGAGGCGGTGCGTGCAGCATTGAACCTCACTGGCACGGGCGCGGAGAAGTTCGGCGAGATCATGGATGCGATGGCGGACAAGGCCGGCGCATCCGGAGAAGCCTACGAGAAGATGGCGGCGACCGAC